GCGCAGGCTGTTGCTGAAACTGTGCCTTCCTTTAATTCCGCAGCCGAAGCGCGTGCGGCTGGCGTAAAGCCTGGTCAGACGGTAATCATCAAGGGTCAAAGAGGTACGCTTCAGCCGAAGCGATAAGTCATGGCCAGGGGCTTGAGGCAACCGGCCAGTGAGCCTGAACTTGAGTTTGTTCCAGAACAGGAACAGGATCTTGAATTTGTACCCGAAGCACAGGACGGAAATTTAATCAAGGCTCAATACATCGCATCCGGCGGGAAACCGGAGGATGTGATTTCCCCTGAGCGCGAGGCGGTCCTTCGAGCAGAAACCCAAATACAGCTTCAGGCTGGCGCAACACCTGAACAAGCCGCACGGGCAGCGGGTGAAGCGGTTGACGCAATGGGTGCAATCAAAAGACCTGACGGCACTATTGCCGAAGGATTCAGGCCGACCGAACAAGCACTGGCCGAAGGCATTATTGAAAAACCTGCCATCCCAGCCGTAAGGGAGGCGCAAAAGCTTGGCATCGAAACCGTTTCGTCAGGCACAGACAAAGAAACGGGCGGCGGATTTGCTATCGGAAAAGACAAGAATGGTAAACTTGTCCGCATCGAATCATCGCCGCAGGGTGAGATTGATGTGTTCGAAATTGAGGAGCAGCCGTCCATGATTGGCGCAATCGGAAGGACGCTGGCACGGGAAGTTCTTCCGACTACGGCTGGCGGGGCAGCCGCAAGGGCAGGATTTGCGTTAACGCCTGGGCCGCTACCGGCAAGGATTGCTGGTGGACTTGTGGCTGGCACGGCGGCATACCTTGGAGCAGAGAAGGCGCAGAGAGCGGCTCTTGGCGCGGCTCTTGGTCCGGAACGAATTGCAAGGGTTGAAGAAGTTTTACAGAAAGACATTGAGCAATATCCGATTGCCACAACCGCAGCCTCAATCCTGACACCCACACTTGGTGGCGTCGCCGGATTGGCAAAGCCGGCCATTCAGGCATTCCGTGGGGCCGGGGCAAAGGCAGTCACTGGGGCGGCAGAAGCAGTTCCTGCCGCAGTAGCAAGGCCAGCAGCGGAGGCGGCACAGGCTACGCCTGCCGTTGCGGAGGCGGCGGCAAAACAACCGCCAATAAAGCTTCCAGAAGAAACCGCGCAGACGGGAGTGAGGGCTGTCGGTAAGAGGTTGGCAAAAGACCCGTTGCTTGATCGCGGAGTGCGCGAGAGATTGGCGCAGAGCGAAGATATTCAGTACGGCAAATTTAAGCAAAAAGCATTTGAGGAAGCGATGGCTGGAGCCGACAGGGCTGATGTCGAAAGACTTGCCATGGAGGGAACAGAGCCTCAAAAGATTGTTGCCAAGGCTGAGTTGATCAACCGGGCTGCTGCAACCGGAAGCGTTGAAGAACTTGAGAAGTCTGTCGGAAGATTTTTAAGAGAGGCAAATGCAACTGAAGCCGGACAGATTGTGGCTGCCACAAGAGCGTTAAGAAGCACAAACCCACAAGGGTATTTTTATTCATTGGTTGGTGCGCTTGAAAAGGCCAACCGAAGGCTGACCCCGGAGTTATTGTCGCAAGGCAGAAAGCTTTTCGCCGTCAAGACAAGGTTGCAAACAAGGTTTGACGAACTTGCAAACAAGGCAAGGCAGACACTGGATGATGCCGATATTCTAAAGGCGACAAGGGCGGAAAAAGTTTTGCAGGAAAGTTTGTTTAGGTTGCAGAATTTTGAAAGCAGGCTTATCCCAAAGAAGTTTTTTGGCGAAACCCTGCCGACCGTAATTCAGGGAAATCTTCTTGCCCCTCTTTCCATTGCAACAAACTTGTGGAGCAATGCGGTCAGCGCATTGCCTCGCATACTTACAAGACAGGGAGCTTTTGTCAGCCAGGAAGTAACCAGGGCATTCCAAGGTCTTTTCGGTGCAAAGCTTGGACCAAGGCAAATATCCTCTCCAATATCATTGGCTGGAACCAGAAGGATTGGGGAAAGCCTTAAGGCATTGGGGCGCGGTACGGCTGAAGGCGTGGTTGGTTTGCGCCGTGGTATCAGTGCGGAGGGATTGCTGGCAGGTGAGAGGATTCGAGGATTTCAGCCCATCCAGGCATTTAAACAGTTTTGGACTGGTGCCGGATTGGCCAAACCTGTGCAGACAGGATGGAAAGGTCTTGGCGCAAACATACTTGACCGGGCAAGACTTGCCGCAGAAGCATCCTTGGGCGCGCCGCCAGAAACCATGTTGCGCTTGCTTCAACTTGGCGATACTCCGTTCAGGCGCATGGCGCAAGCCAGACTTCTTTCCGAGTCGGCACAGCTTGCAGGAAAGACAGGCAAGGCAGTGTCAGTTGCCACAAGACTTCCAACCGGTAGAGAACTTGCCAAGATTGAGGAAGAGGCAGCGCAGGCCGTGTTCCAGCAAGATACGCCACTAGCCAGGGCAGCTCTTAGTGCGGCAAATATGTTCGGACTTGGAACAAAGTTTGGTCCGGCAAGGCTTATCGGAAAAACAATCATTCCTTACGCCAAGACTCCGGCCAACGTCATTGACGAAATGTTGGACTATTCGCTTCCTGGGTATGCAATGGTATTTAAGGGAATACCGGCAATGAAAGCTGGCAACACCAGGGAAGCACAGCTTGCCATCGGAAAGACCATTACAAGCTTAACTATCGGAGCCGTGGCTAAGACCCTTTCAGATGCTGGTGTTATTGGTGGAAGAGCGGAGGAAACTGAGAAGGCAAGAGACATTCAGTATAAGGCATTGCCACCCAGAACCATTAACATCAGCGCATTGAATAGAATGGCAGAGGGTGAGTCAACCGAACTCCAGCCGGGAGACAGGGTAATTAACCTTGAGAAGCTTGGCATTGTTGGCGGAATGATTGCCACTTGGGATGCCGCAAGCAAGGCAACCGAGGGTGGTGATTTTATCAGCCCAGAATTTGTGACCGCCTTGGTGCCTGAAACGCTTTCTTTTGCCATGAATCAAAGTTTTCTTAAGGGTACAAACAGCCTGCTTTCCGCCATGCTGGATGGGCAAGGCACGACAATGGACAACTGGATTGCAAATTATTTTGGAACCGTGTCAGCCATTCCGTTTCCCAACACCCTTTCCGCTGTTTCAAGATCCATGCGTGAATCACTTCCTGACAAGATTCAAATCAAGGATGTTGAGGGAGAGGGGCCGGAGAGGGCTATCAATCTTTTTGGTGAAGTCCTGAAAAGAAGGTTGCCAGGAGCAGATGAGGATTTGCCGAGAAGGATAGACGTTTGGGGCAGGGAAATTCCACAGACACCAGAAGGTGCAGATCCTGTTGCATACAACTTCCTTGATGTTACCAAAGGTCGCAACGCAACCTACGACCCGATCACCATTGAAATATACAGGCTGTTCAAGGAAACCGAAGATGGCGATGTTATCCCGCCAAAGCCGCAAAGAAACTTCACCATCGACAATGTGAAATACAGGCTTTCGCCGGAGCTTTACGAGGAGTATTCCAAAGTGCGTGGTCGGGCCAACCGCAGGGCAGCCGAGGAACTTTTTAGAAACAAGGAGTTCAGGTCGCTGACAAAGGAGGAAAAGGTTGTGGCTATCCGCAATGCTTACGCCCAAGTAGGTGACGATGCCAGAATCCAGTTCCTGCAAAAGAACAGGCGTAGGATTGTGAGAGGAGAGAAGCAATGAAGTTTAGTGTAAACGCATCCTCCAGCCGAGAACTTCGCAATGACATGGTTTCTAGGGAGCTTACCGGATCTCCATACACAGCCGTTCCAGAAGAGATAAGGCGTAGTTATCCCATCGAAACAAAGGCAAAGGAGCAGCCCATAAGGCAGGAACAGGTTGTGGCAGAACCTGAATTTGAATTTGTACCGGAGAAAACATCCATGACAACCCAACCCTCACAAGACCCGCTTCAGCTTGCAGCCCTCAAGACGGTTGATTTTGAATCTAGGAAAGACAAACAGGGGAATCTTCAGGTCTATAAATTGCCAGCCGGTGACATGGGTGGTAACTTTGAGGTGGCCGGAATCAACGACCGTTATCATCCTGAAGCCTTCAAGAGAATCTCGTCGCTCCCGGCGCAGGAAAGAGCGGGAGCAGCAGCGCAATATATCAAAGAATACACATCCCCGCTCGTCTCAAAACTGCCCAACGCCATCCAGCCATTCGCGCAGGATCTCGCGTTTAATCGAGGGATGGGCGGCGCAACGAAGTATATCCAGCAAGGATTAAACTCGCTTGGCGTGAATGTGTCTGTGGATGGTAAGCTTGGGCCGCAAACCCTGGCTGCCATCAACAAGGTTCAGCCACAAGCCTTGATGCGTGCAGCAAGCGATGCACAGCTTCGGGATGAATATAGGATGGCCAACAGAAACCCAGCCAGAAAACCACTTCTGCGCGGACTTGAAAACAGGATAAGAAACAGGCTTGCCTTACTCGGAAGCGTCTGAGTCAAGAATCGTGTGTCCTGTTGATACCTTGACCCTGTCATTACCAAGATATGTCCTGCCGGTTGACACAACCGCGCCGTCACCAAGAAATGTTTTGCCGGTTGTCACAATCGCCTCGTCGTCTTTCAGGTATGTGTTTCCAACCTTCCTGTAAAAACCTTCAGGCGTAAAATAATTGTTGCCAACTTTTCTTATGCACCCACGATCACTCAGGGCATTGTTGCCGCTGGTCATAACCCAGGTTCCGCGACCCTTGTATGCACCGCCTATGAACCTGGCAAGTTCTGCACGCTCATTGTCATCTTCATCCTCCCCCACCACCGGTGCCACCAGCACCGCCATCAGGAATAGTATTGCTTTCATGCGTAAAAAGTATAATGCGTAGGCGTGATGGTCAACACAAAAGTGAAACTTAATAACAGGCAGATCGGCGCGGTCGGTGTGGCCAGGGTGGCGGGTGCGCTGTTCAGGAACGGGTACAGCGTGCTTGTCCCGATGGAGGACTTCGGGCATGGGTATGATATTGTCGCAGAGAAAAACGGAAAGTTCTTTAGGATTCAGGTCAAGACCACCGCAAAAGCTGAGGACCGAAAACTTCATTATCGCTTTATGACATCTGGTGGAAAAAACCGAAAGACAACCTACACAAAAACCATGGTAGATTATATTGTCTGTTGGGCAATGGACGAGGATCTGTTCTGGCTTCTTGAACCATCGGATTGCAAGGCACCAACAAAGAAATTCTATCCCAAATCAGGCTCATCATGGCGAATCATAAACGACCTCTGACCCCCAAGCAGGCTTGGCGGCTGTTCGAGGATGCCATTAAAGATACTGATGATATCGAGAAGGCTGCTGAATGGATACGCAGGCACCCCCAGGTCGCCAAGAAAATGACCGGAGCGGGGCTATTGGCCTGCTTTGACGAAGACATAAAAAAGTATTGACTCAATTTTGACACGCCTCCAATGTGGGGCATGGCAATCAATTCAAGACGCAAAGGCGCGGCTGGCGAGCGGGAGTTTGCATCCTACCTAAGAGAGCAGGGCTGGCAGAAAGCACGGCGCACCCAACAATACGCCGGTGATCCCGAAGGAGGTTCCGGGGATGTGGTCTGCGCGAACTTTCCATTTCACTGCGAGGTCAAGCGTTGTCAGCAGATCAAGCCGGAGCAATGGATGGCGCAGGCCAAGGGCGATGCGCCAGAGGGAAAGATCCCGGCGGTGTTCTTTCGCCGCAACGGAGAGAAGAAGTGGCTGGCCATCATTGAGGCTGACGACCTTTGCGAGATTGCCCGGCACATTGCACCCCCCAATTTCACGGTCGATGTCGTCCAGACCGCACCCGTGGCTACGACCGTAGCCCAAGGATTTGTAATGCCTTCCACCCCACTAAACCCAAACCAAATATAGAAAGGTAAAATAACATGAGCCTAACCATCAGTGAAACATCCAAAAACACGGAACGCCAGTTGCCCGAAGCCGGAGCGACCGTAGGAGTTCTATTCAGCTTGGTCGATCTCGGAACCCAGGAAGTGACCTGGGATGGCGAGACCAAGTGGACCCCCAAACTCCGCCTGGCTTTCGAGTTGCCTGAACAGGTGATCGAAGGCGAGGTGACTGAGAATGGCAAAACCACCAAGGTGACGAAACCGATGGTCGTTTCCATCGAACTCACCCGCAGCCTCGGAGAGCGTGCGACCCTGCGGAAGCACCTCGAAACTTGGCGTGGTCAGGCGTTCACCAGCAAGGAGCTTGCCAGCTTCAGCCTTAAGAACCTTCTGGGCAAGGCTTGCCTGCTGACGCTGGTTCACAAGACCAGCCAAGCCGGGCGAAACTACTGCGCGATCCAAGGCATCGCCAAGTTGCCCAAGTCGATGAAGGCTCCGGCCACCACCCAGAACAGCCAGGTGTTCTACGAGATCGAGCAGGGTGAGGGCGGTCAGTTCAGCGAACTGCCGGAATGGCTTCAAGAGAAGATCCGTTCCAGCAAAGAGTTGTCCGGTGCGTCTTCGGCACCGCAGGCTAAAGCTGCGGTAAGCGTTGATGCAGATGGCAACGCAATGCCGTTCTAATCAAGTGGCTCTTACCCTAACCCAAAAAGAGCCTAGCCAATCCCGTCTGGTCCAAACGGACCAGGCGGGACATTGGTATACACAGGAAGGCGAGTCCGCCCACGTTGTCATAGGAAAGAACGGCAACGAGCGTAACACCACGGTTACGGACGCACGCAAGATGGGTTTGCTCCCATCGGTCACGAGCGTCCTGGGCATCATGGATAAGCCTCAACTTACAGCATGGAAGATAGAGCAGGCCATCATGTCCTCGCTTACGCTTCCGAAGGAGGACGGTGAAACACTCGAAGAGTACGCAAAGCGAGTCGTCAAAGACTCGAAGCAATCCACAACCAAGGCGGCGGAACACGGCACCAAAATGCATGAATGTATGGAAAACATCCTGCTTGGAAGACCTGTATCCAGAGATGAGACACTTGCTCCGTATGTCAAGACGTTCACTGAATGGGCGGAAGACAACGTCGAAAAAACTTACTGGTGCGAAAAGGCACTGGTCGGTGCTGGTTATGCTGGAAGGTGCGATGCCTACGTCCGACTGAAGCGGATCGGTGACGCGATCATTGACCTTAAGAACCGCAAGGTAAACCCGAAGTACGACCCGTTCTACGATAGCGACTGCGCCCAACTATGGGCCTACCGCATCGCATCGGATAACCCAAAAGCTGCGTGCGTATCGGTGGTCCTGGCGGCCAACGATCCCGAAACGCTGGTGATCCACCAGTGGAGCGAGGAGGAACTGCACGAAGCCGGAATCGCATTCAATGCGATGCTCAAAGTCTGGGCGTGGTCAAAGAAGTACAACCCACCTGGGATGAAGCTATGAAATTTGAAATAAAAAATATGAATGATGAATTTTTGTATTCTGAAAAAGAAGTTAAAAATCTTGGAAAAAGATTTACAAAAATAATTCAAGAAGAAAACAAGAGATTTGATAAGAAAATAAAGGAACTTGAAACAAGATTTCAAGAAATGATAAAAAATGTTGAGGCTGCATTTGATAGGAAATATCTGGCTAATATGGAAAATATGTATAGCTCATTAAGTAAGTCATTATCAGATGAGTTTGGATTGGTTGGTGAAACAAGGGCATTAAGGGAAAAAATAATTAAATTTGAAAATACGGTAAGAAGGTTAAGATGACACCACCCACCATCGAGGAATTGGGCAAAGCCGCCGAGGACATAACGTGGCGCGTTATGGGCAAAGGTTCGGAGAAATCCGCCTACGGAGAATGGTTTCATGTTGACAAGCCGGTGCATGATTACCATATAGGTCGTGCTATGCGTCACTTGTCCACGGCCATGTTGCAGTTGCAGAAGTCAACGCCTTGCCCGGACAACAACGGGGAAACGGCTGCGGATCACCTCGAAAGGGCTTTGGTCCGCGCCTTGTTTGCCTGGGCGCAAATCAAAAAGGAAGTACCAAGACTATGAAGAAAATAGAGGACATCAAAGTAACATTCATCTGGGGAGGCAAGGAGGCCACGGCGTTTGCCGATGTGATCTACAAAACGCATCGGGTGGACATCGGACCGCAGGGCCACCGGGAGCATTGCATGGCGGATGTTCCATACGATATGGATCTTGTGAATCTTGAGGTTTTGATTGACGGCAACAAGATCAGGGACGATGACAACCTGAGAGAGTTTGCCCACCAGCTTCTGATGGAGGAGGCCGACTACCAGCTTTGTGAGATGGTATGAAGTCCTGCGTGGTCACACAGGCGTTTGGCGATCAATGGCTGGAAGTCTTGAATCTAACCCGCCCGCGCATGGAGGCTTATTGCAAGCGACACGAACAGGACTTTATTTCTATTGAGAAGCCGCTGGCGCATCCTGTCCAGTACAGCAAGCTGATTATCCCGCACCTGATGACGACCAAGGGCTACGATGTCGTAACATTCCTTGACGCTGATGTGCTGGTCGCTCTGGACTGCCCTGACATTTCCAAGGATGTCGAGAAGTTCTGCGCCTTTGACGAGGGTGCTTACCTAGACCGCAAGCCGGGAATGACGGCACTGGCCAAGGCTTTTGGTTACAAGATCGAGCCAAGGTTCTACGTTAACACGGGTGTCTTTGTGGTGACAAAGAGCGTGGCTGGTATCTTTGCCCAGCCGCCAATCGGATTGTTCCCCAATCACTTTGCCGAGCAGACTTGGATGAACATCATGGCGCACCTGTGCGACCTGGATCTTCAGGAGCTTGATCCGTCCTTTAACTGCATGACCAGCGTCGAGGAACACTTTGGACTTAACCGATACATGGATGCCCAGATGATACACTACGCCGGGCAATCAAACGACATGGCCAAGCTTCGCGGCCAGATTGAGGCTGACATCAAGAAGCTGGAAGAGGAGATTCGATGACCCCGGTCAAGGTGATCCCGCATGGCGACAAGTGGCGAGTGGTTACGGAGTCGATGGAAAACCCAGTTGGTCCGCGCCTATGGGGGGCCGAACCGCCCAACGGATTGCCGCCAGCCGACGATGTGTTTGACGACAAACAGAACGCCCTGGATGCGGCAAGGCTATGGAACGCTTATTCGGCTTGGGCCGAGGATCGTTCTGGAAAGAAAAAGAAATGGTCAAAGCAGAAGCGAACCGCTTAAGCCAGGAGGAGCGAGTCAAGCTCCTTGCCAGCGAGATTGCCATACGGGCGATCTACGACCTGCGCTTGTTGCAACGCCGCAAGGTCTTGGTCGGGGACGAACTGACACCGGCGAACAAGCGTCCGGGCCTGAAAGACTGTTGCTGCTACCGAGAGGAAAACAACATCAAGAACCTGCTTGACGATTTCAGGGACGGCACCGTACTCTTTTGGTGCAGGATGGGCGGGGCGAACATCGACCAATCCACCCTGAACAAAATGCTTAAGAGGAGGAAAGATGACGGACTATCTGAAGTTCTTTAGCGAGGTGTTCTTTCACGCTGTCCTGTTTGCCTTCCTGGTTGGCGGCGGAATCTCTTTACTTGTGTTTGCCGGTAGCTTTCTCTCTTGGCTGATTGCCAAGTCGAGGGAGGAAAGGTCGGAATGGAAAAACTGGGACAGATAAAGTTTTTGGGCGAGCGCGAGGTCAAGATGGTCGAAATGAAATTCGACATGGACGACAGCATTGCCGACAGGCTAGCGCATATCGGATTCAACAAGATCATGTACGAGAGGGATGAGCTTGCCAGCTATGCCATCAGGAAGCTATTGACGGAGTACGTAGAAAGGAAAACCAAATGCAAACCGAAAAAACGTTCAAGCAAAAAATCCTCACGGCGGTAACGATACCGCAAGTCCTGACCCGCTCGCAATGCGAGATGATTATCCGCGATGCGGAGGTCATTGGGATGAAGCGTGCGCCGGTGTTGTCGAAAGACGGCACCCACGTTGCCAGCCGTACCCGGACCTGCTCATCGTGCTGGATACCAAAGGCACCGCACTTCCAGTGGCTTTACAATTACCTGGCCGCAGTGGTTGACCAGGTCAACACGGAACACTATCGCTTTGACATAATGGATATGCAGCAGCTTCAGGTGTTGAGGTATCGCCCATTCCAGAAGTTCAAGTGGCACTTCGACACTTATGACGGCAGCGACCGCAAGCTGACCTGCGTGGTGAACCTGTCCAGGCCAGAGGAGTATGTGGGCGGAGGGTTGCGCGTCGAGGCCGATTGGCATGGGGCTGAGAAGTCCGCGCACCAGGGATCGGCCAACTTCTTTCCATCATGGATCAAGCACAAGGCCAAAGCACCACTGTTCGGCACGCGCTGGGCGTTGGTCGCATGGATCACGGGGCCACAATGGAAGTAGGCCCGACCGAGATGCTGATGTTCGCCATCGGCATTGCGCTGATGGCGATGTGGATGGATCGTAAGTGACCTTCGCCGCAAATCTACCGCGCCACCAGTACGTCATGGTGAACCGCAAGTTTATCTCACAGGGCAACGAGAACGGCTGGGAGGATGCTGTCTGGTTCGGGCTGTACTCGGTGCCGCACCGGGCTTGGGGTTGCACGGTCATGCTGAAGTGCGGGGCGTTGTACCGGGGGCTACCGCTCAATGCATTGGCGTTTCCAAGCGGGACAGGCGAGCCGTGGACCCTGGGAGACGCACAGAGGTGGGACTGTTTCGGTTGGAACTTCACGACTATCGAGTACGACTACCTGCGCGAACTGGATTGCCAGGTGTGGCTGGCTGGCAAGCAGGCCTGGATGCGGGGAGCCTATATGTTCACCGCAGAACCTTATGGGGACGGGTACAGCCTGGAGCCGAGCCAAACCAAGTCGCATCACTTCATTGAGCTTGCCAATGGAAGGATCGCCTGCGTGCCGGGCAACAACGTTTTATTCACGGAGGCATCGTTCACAGGCAAGAATGGGGTTGTCAAGCCGACATGGCTGAAGGTACAAACACAGGTCTTCCACGCAGAAGAACAGGCGTTTGATGGCGTGGTAGTGGAGGAGACAGCGTGACCATATATCAGGTGGCAAGATTGGAGGTTGAGGCACTCAAAGAGTTTCTCGACATGGACAACTGCCACCCAGGAAAATTGATGGACTCAGGCTGCTCGCCGCTCTACTGGATTATGAACCAGATGATGTATGACAAATTTCATGGACACGGCTGGGAGTTGGATCTCGTGGCCGGTAGATTCGTGAAAACAAAAGGAGAGTGATATGCCACTAGGCAAAGACATCGGAAAGAACATTCGTGAACTACGCGCCGACAATAAACGCAAGGGCAAGGCTCGCGGTGCTGGCGGCAAGCCGCGCTCGCAGAAGCAG